GAACACCGCGATAGACAAGACGTACGTGACGTTTTGCTTGCATAGTATCCTCCTTAGAGAATTGAGGGACCCCGTTCCATGTCACCTCATGTCATGCGTCCCGAAGGATGAACGGACGTTTTAATTAACCAATAGATGGAGCAGTATGTGTTGCCAGATCAAGTGGGAAGTTATGTGCATTGCGTTCATGCATTACTTCCATTCCAAGTCCCGCACGGTTAAGAATGTCAGCCCAAGTAGGGACAACGTGGTTCCCAGTATCGACAATGGATTGATTAAAGTTGAATCCGTTAAGATTGAAAGCCATAGTGCTAACACCCAGGCTTGTAAACCAAATGCCAAGCACAGGCCATGCAGCCAAGAAAAAGTGGAGACTACGCGAGTTATTAAATGAAGCATATTGAAAGATCAATCGTCCGAAGTAACCATGTGCGGCTACGATGTTGTACGTTTCTTCTTCTTGCCCAAACTTATACCCATAGTTCTGAGATACCGTTTCGGTCGTCTCCCTAACCAAGGAACTGGTGACAAGACTGCCATGCATAGCACTGAACAAAGACCCACCAAATACGCCGGCAACGCCAAGCATATGAAAAGGGTGCATAAGGATATTATGCTCAGCTTGGAAGACGAACATGTAATTAAAGGTCCCTGAAATGCCAAGAGGCATTGCATCTGAAAAAGAGCCTTGTCCAAATGGATAGACAAGGAAGACTGCAGATGCTGCAGCCACTGGTGCGGAGTATGCGACAAAGATCCAGGGCCTCATCCCTAATCGATAGCTAAGTTCCCATTCGCGTCCCATGTAAGAATAGATGCCAATGAGGAAGTGGAAGACGACCAGTTGGAACGGGCCACCGTTGTAGAGCCATTCGTCAAGCGAAGCAGCTTCCCAAATTGGGTAGAAATGCAATCCGATTGCGTTGGAAGAGGGGACGACGGCCCCACTGATGATGTTGTTTCCGTACAGGAGGGATCCTGCGACTGGTTCTCTGATTCCATCGATGTCTACGGGGGGTGCGCCAACGAAGGCAATAATAAAACAAGTTGTAGCTGCAAGCAGCGTAGGAATCATAAGGATTCCAAACCAACCGACATAGAGACGGTTGTTAGTAGAGGTAACCCAGTTACAAAAGAGTTCCCAGTTATTTAGTTTTTGTGGTCTTGAAAGTACAGCGATCATTTAAATAGTAGTGCATTGTTTTGTGGCGTTAAGTAAGACCAGTTTAAAGACTTGGCTGTCTAGAGCTAGGGGAGGAATTGCACCTCCCTTATTCTATTTAGCTATTTTTTCTTAGCAGTTTTAGCTGAGCGTTTGAAGTTAGCAGCAGTAGGAGCACCTTTGCTACCAGCTTTCCGCATTGTTTCTCCACTACCTTCTTTGATGCGTTTCCGCTTGGCGTGGATGTTTGCGTAGAGTCCAGGTTTAGCCATTTAACAATTCCATTTGCGTAGTGCCAACGTTTTACGGGTTGGCTTTCCGTTAGGTTTTTTAGCTGGTCCTTTAACACCACCCATCCTAGCACAGAAAGACTTCTTACGACCGGCATCTTTACTACCAGCTTTAGGTTTTCCTGTAACGGGAGCTTTTAATTTAGAACCTGTAGCATTGTTGTACTTTTTACGACCAGCGGCTGTCAGTCCACCTGAACGGGACTTGTGCTCACCGATCTTGAGGCTAACATTTTTAGCCATTACTTACAAGAGCAAATTTTCTTCTTAGGTGGACGACCTTTCTTCGTACCGTATGTACCTTTACCTTGTGGCATTACCAGACTCCAGGGATAATTTGACCAGTCAGTGCATAAGCACCCAGTGCTGCGATGACACCTAGCATTGCCAGGCGACCGTTCAGCATTTCAGCTTTTTCGTTGTGTGTCACAGTTACTTCTTCCATATACATGCGTGGTTCGGTGGGCCAGATTTGTGTATCGTTCATCAGAAGTTGTACTTCAAACCTGCCTTAGTTCCGTAGCTGGTAGAATCACCAGTCAAGAAGGACACCTCTCCGTAGACAGAGAGTGCATCATTAATTCCATACGAACCACCTGCTTTACCAGAGAGTTCTACATCACCATCAGCATCATCTGGTGCCAACAGTGCTGGACCACCTTGGACATACCAATTAGCACCTTCGTAACCAACGTGTACATCTGTCACTGAGCCAGTGTAATCAGAGCCAACAAAACCAGAGTTGGTTTCTACGTTGGCGTAGGGACCTGCAAGTACAGGGGCAGCAGCGAACAGTGCTGCAGGGAGGATAGCAAGAATTTTCATTGTAGTTTATTTAAAAAAGAATAAGTATGTTGTGTTCGATTACCATGAATGCCCCAGCCTAACCAGTAGTATGCAGCATTCATATAGTAAGGGACTGTCTGATGATTAGTCAGAAATGAGCTAAGGTCATCCCTAAATCTTAGCTCATGTATCATGTAAGATGTTTGACATTCTAAAGAACTAGGATCAGCTTTCCGTTTAGCACAGAAAGTACCTAACCCTTCGTATCTATGTTTAGATGTCCATTGAATTAAACCATACCCACCATTAAGACATCTGTCATATGGGATAATGGTACCGCCTTCACAGACGTTAGGTTTAAAGGTTGACTCCTGATAGATGTTACCCATAATAACAGCAAGTGCAGTTCGATCTGTTACACCCGCAGAAGTCTGTAGTTGTTCTAGAACGTACTGCTCTTGTACAGTACATTGGGGGCAGTCAATCATTAGAAACCAAGGTCAGAGTTTTCAAGTTTAGCCATAACGTCCGATCGGTATGCAGGATCGTTATCATAACGTGGATCATTCATTGCTTGTACAAGTTCTGATTGACTACGGAAGATAGCATTAGATTCTGATGATCCACGTCCCGTCAGTAGTTCACCTTCGGAACCAACGTTATCAAAATATTTGTTAGCCAATGCTTGAACAGCAAAGAAGATGGAGTTAGCATTACCATCACCCATAACAGAATCATACATTTCAATTTCTTCTTTTGAAAGAGATTGACCTGCCCATTCTAGCATGGATTGATAAGCTTGTTCACCACCAACCATTTCGTATAGTTGCTCTGCTTGATCTTCAGTTAGTTGACCGTCAGGTTCATCTGAATCATCTTCATCAGAGTCATCATACTCTTCTGAATCATCATACTCTTCTGAATCATCATCTTCATCATCTTCAAACTCTTCGTCACGTGACTCACCAAGTTTCTTTTGTAGTTCTAGGTAAGCTTGCTCAAGAGATTGTGCATTATCAAACTTACCTGCTAGCAACTGCTGTTGTTCTGATTCATTAGCCTCAGCAATAGCTAGAGACTCTTGTTCATCAGCATTTAGTTCTGGCTGATCAGCTGGTGCATCAGTTGAAGTTAGTGTTTCGCTCATTAAATTTGTGGTGGTTGTTGTTCTTGTTGTTGCATGGCTTGCATCTCTGCTTGCTCACGCCGTTGTTCAACAGCTGCCATCTGTGGTGCTTGTTGTTGAGCAGTCATAGCTTGCTCTTGTTGCATTGCTTGCTGTTGTTCAGCTTGCAGTTCGTCCATACTCTTCACAAGGTTGAGTACGTCGATACCAGATGCAGCAGCCAAACGTTTGACAACTTCTTCTGGATTAATAAACTGTTGAATAGCTTCTGGACCCATTGTCTGAGCAATAACTTGTAGGAATTGACCAAGACTTTCACGATCCTGACCACGACCAAGTGCATTGATACCAGCAACAATAGTTGGTTTAACAATACCACCTTTAGGTAAGCGTGGGATCTCTCCAGTTTTTTGTGCAACGTTTAATTTACGATTAAGATAAGGTACTAAGAACTCAACAGTAAGTAGACTAAATAGTCCACCAAGTTGTTGCTCTAGTTCCATCTGTGTCATCCTTACTTCTTCTGCTGTAGTCCTTTCAGACTGACGAACATTAAGAATAAGGAATGCTTCACTAAGACGTTGTGATAATGTACCTACCATTTGATAGGCAGTCTGGAAGTCAGCTGTCTTTCCAACCTGTACTACACCAATGTCATCAGGTCGTCCCTGGATGATAGCACCGTTGCCTGCCTTAGCAAGCGTCGATGGTTTGGTGGAGGAGCTTGGACTGACAGTGAATACTATCTTAGCAGCTGCTGCGCTGCCTTCAACCAGTGCTTGTGACAGAGCTTCAAGTGACTTTAGATCACCGAGGAACTCTTCTACCCTACCACGTCCGTAGACTTCGCCGTCTACGTGGTTGAAGCGTAGCACAAGCCAGGGGTTAGCGTCAAGAGGAGATTTACTCATTGACTTAGGAAGGATCTGATCGTCTACTTCCTGATGCCACATCCAACGATTGTTATCTAAAACAACGTGTGTATAAATATCACATTTCTCTTTTCTCTTCT